AACGATTAACGATTATAAGACTGCAATTCTATCAGAGAATGCTGACATTCAATCAGTTGAAGTTTGGGGTGGAGAAGATAATGATCCACCAATCTATGGACAAGTATTTGTTTCTATCAAAACTACTTCGGGTGTCAACCTAACACAAGCACAGAAAAATACTATTGCATCAGCACTAGACAAATATAACATTGCTTCGGTTCGTCCTACTATTATTGATCCAGAGATTACAAAGATTAAGATGACAACCAACTTCAAGTTTGATTCAAACCTTACCACAAAGACTTCATCTGCTTTGGAAACTCTTGTTCTTAAAACAATAACAGATTATAATACTTCTGACTTAGAAAAGTTTGATGGTGTGTTTAGGTTCTCAAAGATGTCTCGTTTGATTGACGCTACAGACCCATCTATTCTTTCAAACATTTCAACAATTCGTATTCAGAAAACTTTCGTACCACAACTGAACACATTGGCAAAATATGAATTGAAATTTTCTAATGCACTATACAATCCACACAGTGGACACAACTCTGCTATGGGTGGTATTACAAGTTCAACTGGTTTCACTATTTCTGGACAAACAGGTGAACACTTTATAGATGATGATGGTGCTGGTAATCTGAGAGCATATAGTTTGGTTGGTGGAACAACCAGAACATATCTAGGAACAAATGTTGGCACTATTAATTATGCAACAGGACTTCTGACACTAAGTTCAATTAACATTACTGGTTCTACAAACACTGCTGGTATTACTGTTACAACTATACCAAGTTCAAATGATATTGTCTCAGTTCGGAATCAATTAATTGAAATTGATTTACCAAGCATCAAGATTACTGGTGAGAGTGATACAATTGAATCTGGTGGTTCATCTGCCGGAACTGGTTACTCAACTTCATCTTCGTATTAAGGTTTTATAAATGTCTGGACATGACCCAACATTAAAGAATAAAGTATCGCCGCACATTCAAACTCAACTTCCAGAGTTTGTTCAGTCCGATCATCCTTTATTTGGTCTCTTTCTCAAATACTATTATGAGTTCCTTGAAGCGGGTGAACTTGTTGTTACAGGAACAAACAACTATGTGGTTGAAGAAACAATCACAAAGAACTATGTCCTTGACGAAACTGGTGAGAACATTGTCCTTGAAGATTCAGTTGGCAAGTTTACTGTGGGCGAAACCATTACAGGTGCAACCTCTGGTGCAACTGCTCGTGTTCTTGTCGATGACTTCGATGACAACAAAAGATTATTCATTACATCTCAACAAAGATTTGAAACTGGTGAAACAGTAACAGGCGCATCATCTGGTGCAACAACAACTGTATCATCTTATCGTGCAAACCCTGTACAGAACATTCAACAACTTCTTGCATATGCTGACGTTGACAATACTGTATATTCTTTCCTTGACAAGTTCAGAGATTCCTTTATGGAGTCTTTACCTAATACTCTTGCAGACGGTATTGCAAAACGTAAACTCATCAAGAACATTAAAGATATGTATGCCGCAAAGGGTACACGAGATGGACACAAGTTGTTCTTCCGTATTCTCTTTGATGAAGAAGCAACACTTATCTATCCACGAGACAATATGCTTCGTGTATCTGATGGAAGATGGTCAACAGACAAGGTTGTTCGTATCATTGAAACTGGCACATCTGACTTTACCAAAGCGATTGGACAAACTGTAACAGGTTCTTCATCTGGTGCTACTGCTCTTATTGCAACAGTTATTAAGTTTAGAGAAGGTGCAGACCTTATTGCAGAAATTAATCTTGATGCAAACTCTGTGGTGGGTACATTCACTGCTGGTGAACTTGTTACTACAACAGACACAACACTTGACTTAGAAATATCTGGTACTGTAAAGGGTATCGTTATTGGTGGTGGCGTAACAACTGGTGGTGCTTATTACAACACATTTGATCCTGTCAGTGTAGTAGGTGGTGGTGGTAACAATGCTGCAACCGCTCGTGTAGAATCTGCTGGTGCTGGTTCTATTGATGAGATTGTTATTGAGAACGCTGGTACAGGTTATACTGCTGGAGAAGAACTTCGGTTTACTTTAACCAATACAGAGGGAACTGATGTTCGAGCAAAGATTGCAGTTGTCGGTGGTGGTTTCCTTTTAGAACAAGCAACGTCACCAGATAATCTTATTACAGAAGATGGTAATTTAATTATTACCGATGATGATATTCAATATATCAGTAAAGAACAAACAGTTGGAGAACTTGATCACCTTACCTTAGAGGATGGTGGACAGATTGTTCTTGAAACACAAACCTTTACAGACTTGGGTGTTGCTTCTGAAGCAGGACAAATAACAAAGATTGATATGATTAACAGAGGTAACGGTTTTATTAAACTCCCTCTTGTTCAAGATAGTGCAACATCAACTGGTTCGGGGTCAAAACTTCTTGCCGCATCAACTGTAACTCCAATGGTTGGACACGTTGAAGGTGTGTCTGTTACAAACTTTGGATTAGACTATACATCCAATCCTACCATAACACTCAACAGAAATATTCTAGTGAAGAATGTTGTTGGTGCATTTGCTGCTGGTGATACACTAGTAAGTCATTCTGGTACGGTAGTTGATTTTGACAGTGCAAGAAATATTCTTGAACTTAATACCACTGTTTCTTTCAATCAAGATGATACGATAACATCAATCACTGGTGCAACTGCAACAGTTCACCAATCGACTCCAGCGATAGCAACATCTATTATTGGAACAGTGGGAACAACAGTTGGTAACTTTGTGGATGATAAGGGTAAGGTGTCTGTGGACACTATGCGTATCCAAGATTCATTATACTATCAAGACTATTCTTATGTTGTTCGTATTGGACAATCAATTAATGAGTGGAGAGAATCGGTAAGACGATCTGTTCACCCTGCCGGTTGGAATGTCTTTGGTGAAGTATCATTTGCGTCACAGGTTGCTGCAAGGATTCAAAACCCTGCCGCTGGATCTGTTGGTGGTAGTGTTTCTGATGAGACATTTACACCAGAACTCGCATCTACATTTACTAATCTCTTTACTACAATCTTTGGAAGAAGGTTGGGTACGACAACAGATTCGACTAAGAGGACGAATGGACATGAAGGTTCATCTTCAATACTACCAAATGGAAAGAGAGAGGTTACACTTACCTCACAGGTTACAGTTCGTCTGGGCGAAATCAGACAATCAAATGTTGTCACAGGCCCAACTCTGAACCTATTACCTCAGTATGCATTCTCTGTTCCACCAACAGATACTTCCCAAGCGATACCACACTATCCAGGCATTTATAGAACCTCTGAGAACAATCACGATAATCGTGCATACTTTAATATCGACCAGTTTGGACAGTTTAGGATTAACCAAGTATCAGACGGTAGTGGAAATATACCTCAAGCAGCGTTCAATACTAGAATTAATGTGCCACCGCCAGGCGAAATACAAATTAGATCAAGCGGTGCTGGTTCAGTAAATGCATTTGATAATAACTTTATGAGGTTTGATAGTACAACTAATACCTTTGATGAGACAGTTGGTGGCGGAAACACAAGAACAACAGCGGGTGCAGTATATACCTCATTTGATGAGAATGCTATAAGATTTGATTCATCATCAGATAAATTTAGTACAGGTAGCTGATAAAGCGTTATAAATAAAAGAAAGAATTTAGGAGAAACCGAATGGCATATCAGGCACTAGGACTTGGAAGTACCGCCAACGATGGAACGGGCGATGACCTTCGTACAGGTGGTGATAAAATTAATGACAACTTTGTAGAAGTCTATACCGCCCTTGGTACTGGTTCTGCATTAACTTCTGGTATTAGTGCAGACGCAACAACTGTTACACTAACAGCACCAGTAATCGCAACATCACTAGACATGAACGCTGGAGAATTAATTCTAGACGCAGACGCAGATACGTCTATTACAGCAGACACAGATGACCAAATTGATATTAGAATTGGTGGTAATGATAGAATTACTTTATCAACTGGTTTGATTGATCTTAAAAATGATGGGGCTCAATCTGCAATCAGAATGTATTGTGAAAGTTCT